TATTGCTAAGAAGTGGGAGAGAGAAGAAGCGCAAGCCTCACTGCCCCAAAGAGGACAAAGAGCAGAAATCAACAAACAGAAGCAACAGGCCCAGCTAATTAGGGCCGCCAATGCCAAATAATGATTCACCTCATTTTGTTACTCGCTATAAAAATGCAGGACTATTTCCTCATGTTGATAACGGTGATGGCTCCATATCCACCCATAGGATGGCTGCCGAGATTGATGAAGATGGGCGGGCGTATGCATTCCCAACAATAGCTCAAACTGACGAAGGTGAGCTTATAGAATTCAAAGATCCCTTTGATGCCCTTGAATATAACAAATCAAAAAACAATGTTATCGAATTTGATTCTATTGAAGAAGCCAATGAATACGCGAAGGGTGGTTATAAAAAAGATTCGTACTTTGATCCTGACAAGCAAAAAAGACAGGCTAAAGCAATAAGGGGTTATTAATGTGAACCCACATGAAACCTCGTCTGAGTTTCATTTAAGCTATACCCCACGCGAACAGTTTCTTCCGTTCCACGGACGCAACTCAAGATTTAGCGCAATGGTCTGCCACCGGAGGGCTGGTAAGACAGTCTCCTGCATTGGTGAGCTAGTTATCCGCGCCTTATACACAACAAAGACTCGCGCCAAGTTTGCCTATTGCGGCCCTTATCGACAACAAGCTAAAGAAGTAGCGTGGGAATACCTCAAAGAATTTACTGAAGGCATCAGGCGTGGCTCACCTAGAGAAAGTGATTTACGGGTAACTCTACACAACGGGGCCACCATTACTTTATACGGTGCTGATAACCCCGATGCTTTGCGGGGATTGTATTTTGACGGTATTGTTCTGGATGAGTACGGTGACTGTAGGCCGTCTTTGTGGGGAGAGGTTGTCCTGCCCACCCTCTTGGACAGAAAAGGTTGGGCTGTGTTTATTGGAACACCCAAAGGAAAGAATCACTTTTATCAAATGGTTCAACGCGCACAAGCAGAAGATAACTGGTATTACTTAAAACTTAAAGCTAGTGAGTCAGGCTTGTTAGATGATGAAGCCCTATCAGAAGCTAGAGCTGAAATGACCGAAGCTCAATATGAACAAGAAATGGAATGTTCTTTTGAAGCAGCGGTTCAAGGATCATACTATTCATCTTTACTTTCTAAGATGGAGCTTAACGAACAAATAGGCGAGTTTCCTTACGATCCATTAGAAGAAGTTTATGTTTCGGCTGATCTTGGCTATACAGACTCTACCGCGTTTTGGTTTTGGCAGCTTTCAGATACTGGCCCTATCCTTATTGACTACGAAGAATACGATGGGAAGTCATTAGACTTTTATTTTGAATTGTTGGACGGAAAACCGTATAAGTATCAACGAATGTATCTCCCTCACGATAGTAAGGCTAAATCTTTACAAACAGGCAGATCAACTATTGAGCAGTTTTTAGATCACGGCTATCCTTGTAAGGTTGTTCCTAAGCTGAGTGTTCAGCATGGCATTGATGCAGTAAGGTTATTGCTTCCCCAGTGTAGAATAGACAAAGCAAATTGTTATTCAGGGATTGAGGCGGTAAGAGCATACAGCCGATCTTTTAATGAAAAACTCCAAAGTTATAGCGATCATCCACGCCATGACTGGGCTAGCAACGGGTCAGACTCATTGCGGTATTTTGCTTTGGTGACGGAATTAAGCAAATCAACAACAGAAAGCGCAGAAGATATAAAAGAGCCATTACTAACTAATCCAGAATATTCCTTGGATCAACTGTGGAAAGACAAAAAAGATGACAGTTGGCGTTCAAGTATTATCCGTATATGATTGTTTAATCGCTAACTAAAAGGTAACTAAAATGCACCCACAAAAAATGCCGCCACAAGGAATGCCCCCACAAGGAATGATTCCTCAAGCTCCTCAAGGAATGCCGCCTCAAGGAATGCCGCCTCAAGCTCCACCACCTCAACCTCAGGGGCCGCCTCCAATGCACATGATGCCTGATGGAACAATGATGCCTGGACCACCTATGGGACAAGATCCTGCCCAACCGCAGATTGATCCTATGTTAGTTCAAATGATGCAAGCACAAGCTATGCGTCAAGGGCCGCCTCAAGGACTGCCTCAAAACCCACCACAAGGTCAAATGCCACCACAAGGGCAGATGCCTCCTAAAATGCCACCACAGGGAATGCCTAGTGGATATTGATATTAATATACAAGAAACAACTGTTGTCGAAATGGCTCCTAATAAAAAAGAGAAGTCACCTGCTCAATGGCATCAGCACTGGCAAAAAGAAATGGATGCTTGTGAAAAGCGTCTGAGGCATTATAAAAAACAGGGCGTTCAAGTTGTTAGTCGATACCTTGATGATCGACAAGGGCAAATGGATTTGTCTTATGATGCGTCAAGAGGAGGAGCGACCCTTAACCTGTTTCATAAGAATATTAGCACAACTTTAGCCATGCTTTACGGAAATACTCCGTCAGTTGAAGTAAGTCGTGAGCATTCTGACCCTGATGACGATATTGCGCGAGTAGCATCGTTAATGTTTCAAAGAATGCTAGAGAATGACATAGAACCCAGTGGCGAAGATTTATCAACTGTCCTTAAAGCTTCTCTTCAGGACAGATTGCTGCCTGGAATGGGAACGGCGCGTGTTCGTTATGAAGTAATGACAACAACAGAGACAACACTTAACCCTCAAACCATGCAAATGGAAGAAATCGAAGTTTTAGACTACGAAAATGCCTGTATAGACTACGTTCACTGGCAGGATGTCTGCTGGGGCTGGGGAAGAACGTGGAAAGAGATACCTTGGTGGGCTTTTCGCAGTTGGATGACAAAAGATGAAGTTATAGAGCGTTTTGGCGAACAAATAGCTAAAAATATTGAATATAAAAACCAAACTGCTGATGGCAATAGCAAATCAAGCAGTAGTAGCAATCCAGAGCAGAAAGATAACATCCAGAAAGCTGAAATATGGGAAATCTGGGAAAAAAAGAACAAAAAAGTGTATTGGTTCTCTCAGGGAGCTGATTTAATTCTAGATATGCGTGATGACCCTCTTGAATTGAACGGATTCTGGCCTATGCCGCGTCCTATGGTGGCTAATCCTACAACGACAATGTTTCTGCCTAAAGCTGACTTTCTTTTTGCTCAAGACTTGTATAACGAAATTGATGAGCTTCAAGGGCGTATTGCTGTTATTACTCGCGCAATTAAAGTTGTAGGCGTATATGACAAAGCTGCTGGAGACTCGGCAGGGCGTATGCTTAAAGAAGGCATTGAAAACGATTTAATACCTGTTGATAACTGGGCTATGTTTGCTGAGAAAGGCGGATTACAGGGTGTCATTCAGTGGTTTCCTGTTCAGGAAATAGTTGGCGTCCTCCAGACTCTACAGGCTGTTCAGCAGACTAAAGTAGAGCAGTTATATGAGATAACAGGCATGAGTGATATCATGCGCGGAGCTAATACCGATCAGTACACCTCAGGTGGCACTCAAGCTATAAAGGCTAAAATGGGCAGTATTGGCATTCAGGCTTTGCAGGAAGAATTTGCTCGATTTGCCAGTGATCTTGAAGGACTTAAAGCTGAAATAATTTCTAAGCATTTTAGTAAAGAAACTATTGTTATTCAGTCTAATGCAGGATTTTTGCCTGAATACGATAAACTAAAGGTTGCTCCTGCTCTTGATTTAATGCAAAGCCAAGATATTAAATGGCGCGTACAGATACGCCCTGAATCCATTGCTATGATTGATTATGCTCAAATTCAATCAGAGCGCTCAGATTTTTTAATGGCTATGTCTCAGTATATTCAAGCAGCTTCTGGTGCTGCTCAGGCTATTCCAGGCTCACTTCCAATTTTAATGGAATTGATGAAATGGAGTCTTGCTGGCTATAAAGGCGCTGAATACCTTGAAGGCACTTTGGATCATGCAATTGATATTGCAAAGAAGTCACCTCTAGGTGAGGAAAATAAAGGCCCAAGCCCAGAACAAATGAAGATGCAAATTGAGCAGATGAAACTAGAGGGAGCGCAAATTAAGCAGCAGGGAGAATTAGCTAAAATCCAAGCCAAAGCTCAAGCCGACATGCAAACCCAGCAAATGAAAATTCAAGGCGAAATGCAAAAGATGCAAATGGACTCCGATAGAGACATGAGTCTTGAGGATCAACAAACTCAAAATAGGCTAATGGAGATTGCGCGAGAGATGCAAGCTTCAATGTCTGAGATACAGGCTAACATGCAAGCCAATATAACTGTAGAAGAAGCACAAGCGCGCTTTGACATAGCTTCACAAGAAGTTAATCACGAATACAACATGGATGAGATGTACACTCAGGCTCGGTTAAAGGGGACAGAATAATGGCTAGATTCATCCAGCACCCTATTACCCTAAAGCTAGTCCCAGCGGAAGAATACTGCCGCCCTTCTGAGAATAGCCATAGCATTCATGGCGATATAGAATCGTTTGTTTCTCCTATAGATCACTCTGTAATTTCTGATAGAAACCAGCTTAGAGAACATAACAAAAAACATAATGTGGTGAATTCCGCAGAGTTTAGTCAAAACTTCCTTGATAGAAAGCGAGTGGAGCGAGAAAGAATCCTAAGAGGTGAACATACATCTCAGGAAAAACTGGTTCGTAAGCAAGAAATTTACGAAACAATAATTAAAGCAGAAAGGGCGAATTAAAATGAATGAAGAAATAGAATTAGACGACATTAATTTAGAATTAACGGCTGCGTGGGATGCCGTAAATGGAGCCGAAGATTCAAATGAGTCAGATGAGGGCATCTTGTACGATACCGCTAATGAATCTGTTGATGCTATTGAAAATAAAAATGAATTTACCGAAGAAATTAAAACTGAAAATCCTGAATTAATTAGTCAAGAAACACAAGCTGATGATCCATCTCCTGTAGGATTATCTCCAGAAGCAAGAGAAGAATGGTCTAATACACCTCCTGCTATAAAAGAACATCTTGCTCGTAATGAGCAGCGCATGGAAGGAATGGCTCAAAAATTTGGGGCTAATTCTAAACGTGCTGAAGCTATGGATAGATCGCTTGCGCCCTATGCACAGTTATTTGCCATAAACGGTGGAGGCGACCAAGTTATTCCAGCTTTGTTGCAAACTGCATCTCAGCTTCAAATGGGTTCTGGGCCTCAAAAAGCTCAGGCAGTTGCTCAAATTATTAAACAATATGGTGTAGACATACGGACTTTAGACTCATTGTTGGTTGGCGAAGCTCCCAGCCCAGAGGTAAAACGGCAATCAGAAGTTCAACACGCTGTTCAACAAGCTGTAGCGCCTTATCAACAACACATGCAGCAGTTCCAACAACAGCAGCAGCAACAACAGCAAAATGCTCAAAATCAAATTGCTGGAGAAGTAAACAATTTTGGCGCTCAGAATGAGTTTTACAACGATGTTTGTTCTCAGATGGCTGATTTAATGGATATGGCCGCTAACCGCAACCAAGAGATGTCAATGGAGGAAGCCTATTATGCGGCTTGTGTTTCTCATCCTCAGATTTCAAAGATAATCCACTCTAGGCAGTCGCAGCAATCTGTGCAAAAGAAGCAAAGAGCCGCTTCTAGCGTCCACGGAAACTCAGGTGGATCTATGTCTAGCAATGCGCCTGACAGCGTTGAAGCGGCCTTAAACTCTGCATGGGATAATGCTGGACGAATGTAGTAAATAAATGTATATTCTCTGTACAGCTCCAATTATGTAAGGATCTGTGTAGAGAATAAGAAGCAAAAGGCCATTCAAGCGGTCTTACAACTGAAGGGCTATTCAAGCGGCACCTTCTAAGTATCTAGCCATTCAAGCGGCAGGATAAAGTGTAATTAACCTCGTTACCTTTTAACTTAGGAGATAGCCTCATGGCAAATCCAAACATTAGCGACATTCTCGCTACCACAATCGAGTCGCGCAGTAAGACTATTGCCGACAACGTAACCAAAAACAATGCTGTTTTGATGCGTCTGTCCCAAAAAGGAAAAATTAAAACTTTTTCTGGTGGTTCACAGATTCTTCAAGAACTGTCTTTTGCTGAAAACAGCAATGGCGGCTGGTATTCTGGTTACGACATTTTGCCTGTTGGCGTAAGTGACGTTATCAGTGCTGCTGCCTTTCAGATCAAACAGGCTGCTGTTCCAGTAGTTATTTCTGGACTCGAAATGCTGCAAAACTCTGGCCGAGAGAAAATGATCGACTTGCTAGACGCTCGTTTGTCAGTTGCAGAGTCAACTCTGTCTAACTTGATTTCTATTGGTTTGTACTCTAACGGTACTGCTGCTGGCGGAAAGCAAATTGATGGACTTGATCTTGCTGTATCTGAAACGCCTCTTACTGGCGTTTACGGTGGAATTGATCGTGCTACTGCTAGTAATGCGTTCTGGCGCAACCAGATCGTATCTTCTGGTGCAGTTCCTGACCCTCTTACAATTCAAGGATTTATGAATGATCTTTGGGTGAAGCAGGTTCGTGGCACTGATCGTCCTGATTTAATTATGACGGACAACTCTGTGTGGAGTACCTACATGGAATCATTGCAAGCGCAACAGCGTTTTACCTCTCCTGAAACTGGTAGCCTTGGATTTGCAAGTATCAAGTTTATGGATTCTGACGTGGTTCTTGATGGTGGTATCGGTGATGCTTGCCCAGCAGGAACAGCGTTCTTCTTGAACAGCGATTACATCCATTATCGTCCTCATTCTGGACGTAACATGGTTCCACTGTCACCTAACCGTCGATATGCGACTAACCAAGACGCAGAAGTGCAAATACTTGCATGGGCTGGTAACTTGACTTGTAGCGGAGCGCAGTTCCAAGGCCGTCTTGATTTAACGGCATAAGAAGTTCGCCCGAACGGGAGGGGGCATTTGCCTTTTCCCGTTCTTTAGGGTGGAAACGCCCTCTTTTTAGGAGAAATATATGTCATATAACGCAAGCCCAACATTTTTTGACGATTTAACTTCTGCTGGCTCTAGGCAATCAGAAACGGGTATTACACAAGTAGCTTGGGAGACAGGCGGCAATGCAGGAGCTTCTAACGCTCACGGTCTTGGCATTAATATAGGCGGTGGTGAATTGCCAGCCATTCCTGCAATACCTGCAAACGGTATTGGTATGAATTGGACTTTAACTGATCAATTTTCAGTTGCGCGAACTCCTCAAGTATCACAAGTAATTGGCGGAGCAGGTTTTGTGCCAAGAAGCGGAAATGTAGCAACAACATGGGACACTACTCAAGTATTGTATACGCCTAATGGTGCAGCAGGTTCTGGTGGAATTTCTGGCAATGGCAGCGCTGTTTCACCATTAATGTCTATTAATACTGCTACTAACCAAGTTGATGTAGACAATGCCCCTGTTTACAATGCTTATCCGACAATTGATGGGCAAGCACATGTGGCATCACTTGATCCAGGATGGGTTTCAGTATAAGGAAATAGCTTATGCCTAACGCAACATACTTCTACTCATCAGCAATACAAGGCGGGGATACCGCAAGGGCTAAGACGCCTAATGCCGAATGGTATAACGGTGCAAATCCTAATGCTGGAAACAACTCTGGCATTGGGATTAACATAAATGGCGGTTCTTTGCCTGAAATTACAGGTGAAAATAGCATCGGCTACAACTGGACGCTTTTGCAGCAAATGCCTAATATTTTTAATCCTTCGGTTATGCAAAGTAGAACCCCGCAGGGAGTATGTCCTATTGGCTGCTCTGCTAATGTTATTCGCATTGGAAATGTAGCAACAACATGGGACACTACTCAGCCCCTTTATACAGAATCTGGCGCAGCAAGTTCCGGTGGTTCAATTCCTCAACTTATGCAGTTTGGCCCTATTAGTGCTGGAACCAATCCTGATAATGTTAATGGCGCTCCTGTTGAAGGTGCGGCTCCTGTTTTGGTTGGGAGTGCAACTTTAGCTACATTGAGTGCTGGCTGGGTAGCCACACCTTAATAACACTGGGGCATCCGCTCCTTTACCTAAAACCCCGCAGAGGGTTTAACTAAAAGGCGAAAACTATGTTAAATGAAGCAGATTACGGACAAACCGATTTAGCAATGAATCGAGGATCTAACGCTGGCGATGAGACACTTTTGGTAAAGTTTTATACTTTTGCTCATCATAACCATCCTAAATCTAAAGAAGCAGGAAGGCCGATCTATGAGGATATTCCTTATATTAAGATTATGGCTCCTGGAAATAGGGATAGTGTTGTTGAGCGTCCTGCTCGTGAAACCGATAAGCATCGGTTCCCACAGCACTGGAAAAATTTTCAAGCAAGGGAGAATCAAGACATTGTAGAGGGAACGCCTTTGTCTGAATGGCCCGCTATACAAGGCTCTCAAGTAGAAGAATTAAAGTTTATGCACGTTGTAACATTAGAGCAGCTTGTTTCTATGAGTGATGCCAATGCCCAGAATATTAGAGGCATATATGCTCTTAAAGAAAAGGCTCAAAGGTATCTAAATAGCGCCAAGGAAGGATTAGCAAGTGAAGCTCTAGCTGAACAGCGTAGCATTAATGCAGAGCTGCTAGAGCGCTTAAAAGCCCTTGAGAGCAATCTAGAAATTGCCAAGCACTATGCTCCAGAAAAGGCTGCCTCTAAACGTGGCCGCCCTAAGAAAGCTGAAACATCAATAAAGGAATAAAGCATGGCCCGATATTTGGATGTTAATACTATTATCAACCGAGCTGCGGTTGAGATGGGATTATTGCCTTCTGAAGATCCAGCATCAGATACAGGCGATACATTTATTCAGATGGTTGGGCTATTAAATTCCTCTGGGCAAGAACTGTGTGAGTTAAATGACTGGCCTATACTAATAAAAACCTACTCTATTCTAACTACGAGTGCTGACACTGGATCTTACGATCTGCCTGATGACTTCAACTACATGATAGATCAGACAGGCTGGGATAAAACACGAAGGCTGCCTGTTGGCGGCCCTTTGTCTGCTCAAGAGTGGACATATTTAAAAGGGCGCAGCTTATTCAATGAGACTATCTACGCTTGCTTTCGTCAATTAGACGGTAAGCTTGATTTATTCCCTAATCCACCGCCTGATGGCTTAGATATTAGCTTTGAATACGTTAGTAGAAGTTGGTTAAAGGAGCAGGGTGCAGAAGTAGCAACTAGAGACACTATAGGCTCTGGAACCGATGTTTGTATTCTCGATCCTTTGCTGTCTATTAAGTTCTTAAAGCTAAAGTTTTTACAAGCTAAAGGATTTGACTATTCTGGTGCTGCAATGGAATTTGACACTCTTCTTGGCGGAAGAATAGGAAAGTCTACAGGCGCACAGGTCTTAAATGCTTCTTATGGCTCTAAAGGAATGCGCTATATAACTCCTTATGGAAACACTAGTGACACAGGGTATGGATCTTAAATGTCCTCAAAACAGCTAGTTGTTTTAAAACGGTTTTGATATGAGTTATCAGCGTAAAAAAACATTAGGCCGCTATGGAACTCAACTTGGGCAGCCAAGCATTACTAGTTATACTTTTCCAGCCGCGGTAGGCGGCATTAATGCTATTGATTCTTTAATGCTAATGCCTCCAGAAGATGCAATATACACTTATAACCTAATGCCTAGTGAATATGGGATGAGGTTGCGCCAAGGCTATCGACAGTGGGCAACAGGCTGTGTTGTTGATCCCGCAGTTAATAACGATGTTAGAACAATTATTCCGTTTGAATCCAATATACAAGACCAAGCCAATAACCGTATTTTTGGTGTAACGGCAGAAGGTATATGGGATGTAACTTTGTTTAACACTAATGTTCCTGTTAGAAAAGCAGCATTTGCACAGACTAGTGATCCCGCAGGATATGGAGTATGGGCTGAATTTACAGGTGACGCTGCGGGTTCAGGACTTAGAGGACATTATTTATTCTATGCTGATGGATTAAATGGAATTTGGCAGTATGAAGAAGCAACAGATTTATGGGCGCAGCCTCCTTCCGGACTTACTGGGGCTGACTGGCGTTACATGCCTGATGGCGCAACTAACACTGCGTTCCCAGTCGATAACGTAGCTTTTGTCATGGTATTTAAGCAGAGAATCTGGGTGATTCTTGAAGATGAAGATGATGCTTGGTATTTGCCTGTTGCTTCAATAGGAGGAGAGTTAACCAGGTTTAACTTTGGGTCTAAAATGCCTCATGGTGGAAACTTGCAAGGATTATTTACTTGGACTGTAGATAGCGGAATTGGCGTTGACGATATGATGGTTGCCATTGGCCGTGGTGGTGATGTAATTATCTATCAAGGTGAAGATCCAGAAATTACTCCGACAGGAGGAACACCTTGGAGTACAAAAGGAAACTGGTTTATAGGACAAACACCTAACAGCCGAAGAATTGCTGTTGATTATGGTCCTGATCTTTATATTTTGTCAACTTATGGTCTGGTATCGCTTAATAATTTATTGCGTGGCGAGCCGCTGTCCGGAAACATGCCTTCTAGAAAGATAAGTAGATTTTTAAGGGCAGACGTTAAACAGGGCAACAGTTCCCCTTCATGGCAAATGGTTATTAACCCTTCTGATGGATTTCTTCAGATTATAACGCCTAAACCCACTTCAACTCCTTATATTCAATACAACATGAACACTCAAACAGGTGCATGGGGATTTTGGGAAAACGTACCAATATTTAGCGCTGATTCTTTGGGCGGTGATTACATAATGGGTGGCGCAGATGGTGTTGTATACATTAATAGCGGCACAATGGACGGCACAGAGATCGTTGCTGACAATGAGTTCCAAGATGTTCCAAATCCAGCAGCCCCAGCGCCTTGGACAGTACCTGTTGCCCTTGAGTTTCAGTGTGATGGCACTCAGGTTGCAGAAACCGAGTACCAAGTAGACTTAGTAACTGCCCTCACGCAAGATACTGAGTACATTCTATCTTACAGAATTAAAGCAAATCCTCCTGTTAATTTGTTTCAGAACGTACCTACTGTCCCAGCAGGGGCGGAGTGGAGTAATCCTGTCCCAAATTCTTACTTATGCTCTGGCGCTCAGGTTGCAGAAACAGCTTATCAAGTGAATCTTGTTTTTGATCTAAAAGCAGGAGAACAATATGCAGTTTCTTTTGATGTAGCATATTCTGGAGCAGGAACTTATAAGCTGGTAGCGGGAGCTGACGTTATTATCGCTTTTAGCTCAGGTAATGGATCATATTCAGCGAGCTATACCCCAATTGTAAATCAATCAACCATGAGCATAGTGGGTAATGTGGACTTTGTAGGTTTGGTTGGAAATGTTGAGGCAGTTCTTTATGACGGGGCAGGACAGCATTCAGTTTCTATAGGCACAGAAGCTATGAATAGTCCTAGTTCTGGCAGCGGGCTGTTTACTTCTACTTTTACCGCAACAGCAACCGATACACAGATGGCGCTTGTAGGTGATGAAAACTTTACAGGCACATTCTATGAAGTCAGCTTAAGAGGTGCAACTTTTATAGGATCTCCCATTAATTTTAGGTGTTTAACTAGCTTTCAAGCTCCTGCTGGACATTCTAATTTTACTCGCGTTGGTTTTGTAAGAACAATAGGGCTTGTTGCTGGAACGGCATCACTGACAGTAAAAGCTGTCTATGATTACAATATTCAGGAATATATATCTCCTCCGCTTGTTGTCCCAATATTAGGTGAAAATGTTTGGAATAGTGCTGTTTGGGATAGAGATTTGTGGGATTTTAATTTAAAAGGGAGGTCTTTTACTTCTGGAAACTTAGGTATAGGGCGCTCATTTGCTATAGGCATGTCGGGCAATTCAGATACTCGTATTAATATAATAGGCTGGGACGTACTGTTTAATGTTGGAGGCTATTTGTAATGATAAAATTTAAACCTTTAACTGAGCAAATTGAATGGGATTGGATAGCAAAAAGGGCTTGTCCTATGAGAGTTGAAGATTCTCAGGGATTAGTTGCTTATAATGAAATTACAGGTGACATTTCTGGCATTGTTATTATGGATAGCTGGACTAAATCAGGTTGTCAGGCTCATATAGCTATTGATAACCCTATGTGTATACGAGCTGGATTATTACGCGAAGCTTTTTTTCATATTCATGTAACGTGTAATCGCAAATATGTTTTTGGAACAATACCTGCTGGCAATAAAAAAGCCTATAATTTTGATTTAAAAATGGGTTTTAAAGAAGTTGCTCGAATTCCTGATGGATATGCAGAAGGTGTAGACTATATAATTATACGAATGTCGAGAGAAAATAATCCTTGGCTACCTAAGCAAACAGAACAAAAGGAAGCAGCATAATGTCTAATAAATCGCAAGTAACAGGTAAAGCTTGGGGTAATATGAATAATGCTGAAAAATCTGCTCATGTTATTGCTAGAGGAGAAGATAGAAGTGCTTTTGGCCCTAAACAAATAAAAGCTGGTCAAGAATGGCTTAACACAAACATAGGAAGCGCAAAAAAACAGCAAGCATTATTTGTTAAAGTTCGTACAGCCGCTAAAAACAGAGTAGAAGATGGAACATTTAATAATTTAGATGAAAATGCTGCCGACAGAGCTGTAATTTTAGGTAATGCAGCAAACACAAACGATTTATCAACTAATGTTGGATTTCGCAGCCCTATTGATATGTCTCCTTATTCTCAAGTAAACGCAAACGAAAACAATTTTTCTTTTGACGGGCAGACAAGTGGAGCATGGGACAATAATAAAGGATGGACTCTTTGGAACCCAGAAATAGGAGAGTTTCAAAGCTTTTCTGATCCTGGAAAAGCCGGAGGTGTAATAGACGGTAGAAATGATTTTACGCCTGGAAATGGAGTTACTGGATATTATACCAATCATCTTGGAAATTTTGTGCTTGGAATATTGCCTTCAGCAGCTTCAGCAACAATTTTGCCAAACCCAACAGGTGAGGGAGATGGGTTTACGGCTTTACCTCCATCATACCAACCTCCAGCAGGTCAACCTCCAACAGGTCAGCTTCCCACAGGTCAACTTCCCACAAGTCAACCTCCGACAAATCAGCCTTCTGGAAATGTTCCTTTACCTTCTGATGATCCTACATTTTATGCTGAACAACCTCCCGCAGACACATCATGGGACTGGGATTATTTTAAAAACAAGAATCAAGGAGATAACGCTTGGGGCGGATACGATGTTGATTATGGCGCTTTTGAGCGCTATCAGCCAGGTCAAGATACTCCTTGGGGAATGCCTAGCGTTGAAGGCGGAAATGATGAATTTTATCAGCAACAAACTGCTAATTATATGCGCGACCAACAAGGGTTTTTAAACAGGCAGCGTAATGCTCAAAAAGCTGCGTATGAATCACAAGACAACCCTTATGAAAATTGGATGGCTGGCTCTAATGATTGGAGCTGGGCAAATAACGGGAAAGGACTGCCTACCGTTACAATGGGCGGAGGAGAACCACCTTCTCAGACGTTTAAACTTAGACAAGGCTTTACAAGAGACACTAGCAATTTAGGGATATTAAACTCATTAAGTTCGCTTGATGCGTTTAGCGGTGAAGATGACCAAGAAAGAATAGCAAACTGGAGTCAGACAGATGCCAATGGTGTTAACCCTTCTGAGCAATTTAACTGGGCAAGGCAAAATAGTCCTGATGATTTTATTCGGGGTTTTGGTTCTAGTTTAGATGCTGGCAACAAGCCATTTTTAACTAAAATTATGAACAATCTTTATGTTGGAAGCGGCAGTGGGCCACAAGCTCCATCAGGATATGCTAATCCTGTTGGGTGGGGCAACAATTATACTAACGTAACAACAAGCGGAGAATAACATGGGTGGAAAAAATCAACCAGATTTTGGAGCGCTTGCGGCAGGACAAGGCGAAGAAAATCAGGCCGTAATTCGAGATCAGATTTATGCTAATCGCCCTACACAATATACCCCGTGGGGAGCCAATTCTTGGGAAGCTACCGCTGGAATTGATCCTGCTAGTGGGCAAGAAGTTACTAACTGGGCAAATACTGTGTCTTTAAGTCCTGAGCTTCAAGACATATATAACAAACAAATAGCTATTCAAGGCGGCAGAACTGATATTGCTGGAATGCTTACAGGACGCATGGGAAATACTTTTGGTAGAGAAATGGATTTAAGAGGCGTTAACCCTATGGGGTATGCGCCTCAAACAAACTTTACTTTGACTGAGCCTGACATTGGCAATGCTTACGGAACTCGTCAAGCTGCTGAAGATGCCGTATATGGTCAAGCTATGTCTCGTATTGCCCCTCAACAAGAATCTCAAAGAGGTTCTTTAGAAATGAAAATGCGGAGTCAGGGATTAAAACCTGGAGATGCAGCATGGCAGTCTCAAATGCAAAATCAAGGACAGCAATTTAACGACCAAAATAATCAAGCTTTGTGGAGTGCTAATCAAGCTGGAATGGCTGAATCTTCACAAATGTATAATCAAATGATGGGGCAGCAACAAAACAGATACAATCAGGCTATAGGGGCTAATAGTCAAAATTTTAATCAGGCAATGACTCAAAGCAAGTATGCTAATCAAATACGTCAGCAACAGATTACTGAAGCAATGC